ACTTATGGTTATATCTCCTACATTCTCTCCTATACCATCTACTAAATAACCACTATCAGTGTCTTTTTGTAGTAGTTGTTGGAATGAACTACTGATTGTTTGATTTGTTAAATTGTAATTTGCCATATTCTATTTCCTCTTATTGTGGTAGATAATCGTATCTTGAGTTAGTTATTTTTATTCCCCATTTTTGTACATCTTCTCTTACTCCACTTCTAAAAACTATTGGAGATTTGAATTGTGTTCCCATATCAGGGTATATATCATCATTTTGTTCTTGTCCATATTCTGGAAAGAGTGCATTGTTAAAACAAAGATAATCTACTAATCGTTCTGCAAAGTATTCTTGTTTGTTTTTTACTGATGTTCTTTTCTTATCGTATAATGAAACATCTGCTGCAGCGTTGTTCTCACCTCCTTGGGGAACCACCAAGCCATTATTTCTTGGTCTAAGGTATATATGTTCCAACGCTTCATAATAACTAGCGTAAATCAAAACATCTTGGATATAGTTATCTACCAAAGCTTTGTAATTACCACTTAAATTATCGTTATCTATATCATCTATAATCTTATCATATAATTTTGTTCCAAGTAATCTTGTTATATGAATGATTTGTGCTTCTCTGATTGCAGATGATAATAAATCAGGATCCAGTGCGTTGTTTATATCAGTAAATCTTTTTAGCAAAGATTCATCTATCATTAGTGTGTTTTGCATTATTCTATCTCCTTATTTTCTATTTCGGTTTCTAGTCCTGTATCTTCACCACTCTCTGTATCTATTGAGGTTACTACATTTACTTCTTCACCATCATCAAAGATTCTAATTGTTTCTACTCCAAGAGGTTCCATATATCCATTTATTTGCATTATCTCCTCAAACACAGAAAGTATATCACTTTGTTTTGGTTCAATTACTGTTTTTTGGAAATGTGCAAAGGCTTCCAACATCTCTGTTCTTCCTCCTAATTGCCCTTCGGTTTTTATACCTAATAACATTGGTGAGGATATTCTGTGTGAAGTTAGTATCTTTTGAGTTACCATATCATTTACAGTTGTATAATATCCATCTGCTCCATTCTGTGGTATTGGTGTGATGATTGGTGCTTCATCTTTGTTAGCAACATCCATATAAATAAGGGAACCAGCATTATCAGAACCAGCATATGCTTCTCTTAATTGCCTTTCTATAACTTCTCTTTCTTCCGCATCTGCATTAGTAAATGTAGTTATGGAAAGTGAGGGTGCAAGACCATTCTTTATATTATTCTTATGGAAATTATCTATCTCTGCATCTAATGCAATTATATTTAACCCAGCATTATAATCAGGTAATGGGTAATATTTCATTCCTGGTCTATATGGGTTGAAGTAATATATCTGTGATGGTGATTCCCTATCAAACTTATTAAACTTCGGTATATAGGTTACATCTTCATCTTTTAATCTTAATCTACCTTGGTTTTCAAAGTGAGAAGAAATATAATAGCCAGGAACTTTACCTCTTGCATCCATTCTGTGAGAACGAATATAAGAAAAGTCTATATGGTATATATCAGTTATTCTTTTTCTATCGTTAGACCAGATTGTTTCTAATCCAAATCCACCAAAGAGTGCTCTATCTAAGGCAACTTTCTTAAATATATCGTTCCAACTTTCACCTTCTCTGTTTGCTCTATCCAATACTCTTTCGTTAGCACAGGTTAAACCCTTACCTACTATACCATCAGCGATTGCGTTGATTGCAGTTCCATTTATAGATGATTTATTATATAGTTCAGTTACATAATGTGGAAAGTCATTCATTTCACCATAATATACTACCTTGCCTTTATCATCCTCAAATACTTTTGCTGAAGGATAATTATAGTTCCCATACTTAGGTATAATCATCAGCTTATGTTTATTTAGTTTCTTTTCCATTTTTTATCCTTGATATATCTTGTATGTTGCATTCTCATTTGGTGAGATATATGTTTTTTCAATTGGTTGAACTGAACCACTTATGAATACTCTATCTTCATATACTTTGGTAGAGGTTTCGCTTATATTGTTATAGTTTACAGTAGTGATGGTGCTTGCCCATATTTCTTCGGTTTCACTCCAATTAGAATCCGCAGTTCCCCATATTAATTCAGAGCCACTAGCTATTGGACCATACCATACTTCTAAATTGTAGGTTGTTCCTGCTCTACCTTTTATTTTATTTTCATCATATACTGATGAGCCTGTTATGTTAGTTCTTAAAGTTGTCCAACGTGGGTTACTTACATCTACATCAGTAGTATAAGTGATACCAGCAGAGCCGGTATTGTTTTGTATTGTTTGGTAGGTTATAATATTATATACACTTCCACTCTCATATGAACTCGTAGTAAGGGGTGTACCGAATTCTTTTTGGAAGGTTATAGTATTTAGTTGGTTTTCTTTTAGAGTTATCATATATCTCCTTAAAATAAGTTTAGGGGGTTGTTACACCCCCTTTACTTATCATTTGTTATTGTGATACAGTTATACCTGTTAGTGCAGATGCCAAAGTTGTTCCAGCGATTACATCTGCTGGGTTTGGTTCTTGTGCACTAAAAGTTAAAGTATATCCATTGGCATCGCCAATTGTTGTTCCCGACTGTCCTTGTCCTGCGTTTAATTGTGCTCCATGCACTCTACCTACATAAAAGAATTTGCTTCCATCCACATCATTGTTAGTTTCCACTACAATTTTTAGTTCTGGGTTTTGTGCTAATACTTTTACTTGGTTTCGTGTTGAAGTTTGCATCTTAGCAAACACGGCATTTACCGTTGTTTCATAAAAGACTGTTCCTGCTTCAGTAGAACCATTAATGGTTTCTGTGAAGTCTGAAGTACCTTTTAGTAAATCAAACTGATAAAAAATTCCATCACCACTAATATTAGATATTTCATCCGAAGTATCTGTTATAGTAGTTACTGAACCAGACAAAATATACAACGCTTTGATACCACCTGTGTTGTCTCTGCACCCAAGTGCAAATCCACTATTTATATTACAAGCCATATTATTGTCCTTTTTTTAAATTATCAGTTATTATAGGTTGTTTGTTACCCAAAATTCAGGGTATGCTACTTGAACTCCAAGTTTAGTCACAATTCTGTGCTTCAATTGGTCTCCATTGATATCATACCATAATTGGAAGTTGTCTAAATCAGAGATTAAGTCAGTTCCTACTACGATTTGTCTTGCTGGACCTGTTACCATTCTATTACTACCTTGTAATCCTACTGTACCTACAACTGTTAAGTTAGCAAATGGGTGTTTCATAGAAAGTAAAGAACCTCTGTTTTCTATAGCCGCTGGGTCATAGTGGAAGTTGTTTTCGTTTCTTAACCATACGATATACTTTCTAAAGTTTGCAATTGACATAAATGTAGTTAAATCATCTCTATCTTGCACATCTACTGAAAGTGATTCTAATTGTACATCAATTTGGTCACCAATATTTGCTGAAGTTGGTACTGCTGATTCTACAAAAATTGCTCCTGAACCAGATGCTAATAAAGTATTTAATCCGTTTGCACAATCTCCAGCTGCAGTAGTTGCAGTCCATAAGAATATATCATTCTTCTTTTGGAAGTTTGCTACTAATTGTTCTGCGTATTCTTGAGCGAATGCATAAGTTTCTGGGTAAGAACCTGCTGGTCCTAATAATCCCAAATACTTTGAATCTAAATCTCTGATACATAATCCATCAAAAGATGAACGCTGACAAACTTCGATATCTCTTTGTGTGTAAGTTACAGAACCTGAAGGTGTTGTTACACATCCAATTCCATCTTGAATTTGCAAATCAATCTCTTGTAGGTTGATTGGTTCTTTATACTTAATTCCTTCTTTTACGGTTACATACTCCGCAGTAGAACCAGCGATAACTGATTTTACTAATAATTCTCCGGCTAGTTCGTTGTTAAACGCGTCTAGTGCCGATACATTAAATCCTGCCATAATTATAGCTCCTTTTTATTTTCTACGTGCTTTCAATAATCTTTCGAATTGTGCTTTTTTACTAGCATTGCTAGGGTTATAAGCTACATCTACTGAACTTTGTTTTCCGTAAGTTTGTTTTGTGTTAGTGTTTGTTTTTTCAGTTGCTGGTGCAGATGAAAAGTTTTCTACTTTTCCATCTACTACATTTAGTTTTGAATTAAATTCTGCTCTAATTGCTTTAAGTTCTTTTTTGAATTCGCCTGATAGCATTTTCAATAATTCCTTAAAGTCATTTGATAAATTTTCTTCATTACTCATCATTTCTTCTGTTTCTTCTTCTGTGATTTCTTCTTCCACTGCTTCAACTGTTGAGATTTCAGTCATTACACCTCCCTCTGTCTCAATTTGGATTCCACCTTCTAATTGGTGTTCTCCGTCAGGTGCTGGAATGTTTCCATCTTCAGTTTTAACAAATATTGGCAATCCTACAACTAATTCTTCTCCTTCATAAGTAAGGGTAAGTTCTCCATCAGCTGTTAGAATTTCACCAAATGCTTTGTTAGTAGTTTCTACTTTAGCTTCCGCCATAGCTTGTTCTACAACTGCAGGAGCATCAACTAAATTAAAGTGAGTTTTCACTAGTTTTTTTAGTTCTTCGTTCATATTTAAACTCCGTTTTTTGTTTTGGTTAATAATGTGATTTAGAACGAACCCTGTATTGCCTTTGATTTTATCACCACTAATAGCGCACCATTAGTTAGCTGATAATCTCCATCAGGCAGTATCGCTTTTCGCTCACCATCTTTTAAAATGAATACTACGAAGGTGTTTTCATCAATTACGATTTCTGTTCCGCCTTCGGTAGTTCTGTAAAAAAACTTATGTTTGCTGGCATTTAAGATTTTATCAGCGAATAATCCTTCTACTGAAAATCCTTTTACTTTACCAGTTTTTACATAGTTTTCCCATACATCTGCGTTATTTACCTTCATAATTCCAAACCATGTTCCTTTTGAGTATTCTTTACCCATAAGTGCAAATGATTTATCTTTTGTAGGTTCTTCCACCAACCACGATTCTACAAGTGTTATATTTTCCAATATAGCTTCTTCACTATGTTCGTAATTTACTTGTGCTTGGTGCTTATTAATAAGGTATTTGTATGCAATCTTTTCTATTGTATCTTCACTAAAATATACATAATACTCACCCATTTCATCATCGTAACGATATATGAGTTTTTTAGGTATCATTAATGGACCAGCAATTAATTGCTTTTCCATAGCTTGGCTATTAAAGTTTGATGTTATTGTGTTAGCTGTTTGTGCTACCGATGAACCATTGGGGTTTCTGTTCATTGTAGGCAAAGCGTTTACTGATGTTGCTTCATCTTCTGATTGTTCATATTGGGTTATTTCTTTATCCCCATCTTTAAACATTCTTAATCGTGTCCAATGATGTCTGCAGCCATAAGAACCTTTATAAGTAAATAT